TTGCTACTTGTATGTGAGTTTATTTTATCTCTTGGCTCGGTGAGGGATACCAAAAAGGTAGTGAGTGTTCACATACAAGTAGCTCCTTGCTAACTAAGCACTTACTACCACACCGAGCATATGTTATACTCCTTGGGTGCGTGAAAAGGAGTTCATAAATAAAGTGCACAAGCACTTACCAAAAGAAGTTTATCGTTGGAAGATAAACGATCCCTACCATGGAGGTGTCCCTGATGCTTTCTATTCTGGTATACAAGGTCACTGCTTTGTAGAATATAAATACAAAGATTCTTTACCTAAAAAATCAAACTCTAAAATAAAATTAAATTTATCTGAACAACAACGCAACTGGTTGAAAACACAAAAAGTCAATAATATTTTCGTGTACGTGGTATTTGCCTGCCAGGATCAGGTGTACGTCATAGAAGACTTTGACTTGCAAGAATTTACAGTTGAAACATTTAACATGCACGCAGTTCCATTTAAGAACTTTATATCTGCCTTGTCTAAATTTTGTTTGGAGAAAAACAATGAATCATAATGAAAAAGAAAAATTTTTATTTGCTTTAGAAAAACTATACTATGAAAACCCAAAGGTTAAAGAAGCAATGGATAAACTAATGGATAAAATAAAAGAAATGGTAGATAACCTACCAAGGAAAAAATAATGACTGACTACGTAAACTCACCACCCCACTATAATAGTGGCAGCATAGAATGTATTGATGCAATAGAAGAAAGTATGACACCTGAAGCTTTCAAAGGTTACTTAAAAGGTAACATAGAAAAGTATATGTGGCGTTATGAGAACAAAAAAGGCTTACAAGATGTCTTAAAAGCACAATGGTACTTAAATAGACTCATAAAAACGCTTGAAAAAGAAGAAACGCTGTCTGACGCACGTACAAGCCCTCCAGTTGATTTTACATAATTTTGGACCTAAGACCTTAGTTACCCCAATAAAATGCAACCTGCACTATCCTGTGGGGTCATTTTTTGCCAGCTTTACGATTTCGGGCAAAAGAACGGTTTTTTGATCGTTTAACTACTTTTAAATTAGATTTTTTAGCATTCATAGGATTTCCGTCTTTATGATGCACATCTTTACCATCACCTTTTTTAACTTTTCCTAATCTTTGCATTAAACGTCTAACTCTATTTCTTTGAGCACGACGTTTCTTTTGCTCAGGCCTGCCTTGGTAGTTTTTATATTCTTTTTTATAATTACGTGGCATTTATATAGTATACACTTTTAATGCTTTCTCTTTGCCTTTTACTTGAATCTTTCCGTGCGGGGAACATTTGTCTACTTTTTCTGCTGTACGTTCTCCAATAAGTATATCTACTCCATATTTTTTAGTTGCACTTTCTAATCGTGCAGCTACATTTACAGCATCTCCTATAGCAGAGTAATCAAACCTCGTGTCACTACCCATATTACCAACTACAGCTTCGCCCGTATTTACACCTATGCCTATAGCTATTGGTTCAGGTAATTCACTTTGTAACAAATGAATACAAGTGCGCATGTCTTGGGCACAGGCGACAGCACGTTGTTCATGTTCATCTACTAATAGGGGGGAATTAAAGATGGCCATACATGCGTCGCCTATGAACTTATCAACCATACCACCATGGGCTTGTATGCATTTAACTTGTTCTGTTAATACTTTATTCATTATATCTGTAACTTGTTCAGGCGGTAATTTTTCTGACAAGTTTGTAAATCCTCTGACGTCTGTAAAAAGAAACGTACACGTGCGTTTTTCTCCACCTAACTTTAATAAACTAGGGTCTTTTTGTAGTTGTGCAACTTGCCTAGGATCTAAGTAATGCTCAAATTGTTTCTTTATTTGCTGTCTTAATTTATATTGTTCACCAAACCTTAACCAAAATTCTTGCACAGATAAAAGTGTCATACTCACTGTGCTATAACTAAAGTCTATTAAAATATTATTTCGTGCAAAATAAATCGCGGATCCAATTTGCACACTGTATAAAAACCCAACCCCCGCCATAGAACTTATAACAGGTGCATTACGTACTATAAGTATTAACAATAATAAAGACCCTACTAATATAAGTAATTCATATAATAAAGAAAGACCAGGTATTGCAGGCACATCTACAGTCATACTTTCTGCTAAAGCTGCTTGTACGTGATGTGGATATTTTAAACCAACAGGTGTAGCTATTTGCGGCATAACCCCTTTTGCTGTTACTCCTACAAACACAAACCTGTCTTTTACGTCCATTTCTTGTAATGTAGTAGTTGGTGTATCAATCCATGATACCCAACGTCTTCCAATATTATCTACTGGTATTTGTGCATAGTTGGGTAAAGTAAGTTCTACTATTTGACCTTGTTCAGATTTAATAATGTAAGTATCGGAACCAGATACTATTTTCATTACTTCTATACCAAAAGAAGGTGTCCAACCATCTGGCGTTTGTAACAACAAAGGTAAACGTCTTACTAAGTTATCTACATCTGTTCGTGCAACAGCGAGGCCCTGACTAGTTGCACTTGCAAGTTTTTCTGTATTTTGTACTACTCCTTTAGATTCTATTGCTTGTATGGGTAAGCCATCTCCTAATATAACAGTGCCTGTAGTAGGCGGATACTCACCTGTATCATTTTCAAACATTGCAATCACACTTGCTGTATTTGATAACATGTATGCAAAATCGTCATCTCCCCCAAATCTATCTTTCTGTGGAAAAGCGACAACCCAACCCACGCCCCAAGCTCCTGCATTTATGAGGTCATGATGAATGTTTGCAAGATCTTGACGTGGGTAAGGCCATCCACCAGATAGAGTAAGGTCTTCCTCTGTTATATCTAGTGTAACAAACATGCCACTAGGTTCTGGTGTTATAACTAAAGCATCAAAAGTTTTTAATTTAAGCACTTCTAAGGCTTGCCAGTTAAATAGTAAAGGTATGCATAGTATTGGTATACTAAGTAACGAAATCCATTTCTTCATCCTGACCCCTGTGTAATTGTAATAGTAGAATTACCTCCACCGTTGACTACAATCTGTTGGTATTTACCATCCTGTATTAAAATAATAGTGTAACCTTGGGAACTGTTTACCGTCAACTGTGCGTTTTGATTAACCTTTCTTTGAAATGCAATTTGTTCTCCTTGTAATAAAGTTATTATCTGCGTTTCTAAATCTTGTCCTATTTCTGTACCCTGTATTGAAGTACCTACAGTCAATTTTTTAGTATCTAATTCATCTACTTCTTCTATTATTGCTAATAAATCTTCAAAGAAATTTACGTCTAAAAAGTTTATATCGAGTTCTGTAAACTCTAAAGTATCTTCAGCTAAATAATCTTGTTCTAGCTCATTAAACTCTAGGTAATCTATATCTAATATAGCTCCGCTATCTGCTACGGACGTTGTGGATGAATCTGTGGATAAGTCTTGTTCATCCGGAGGTGTAACAATAAGCATGTTATCTATTACATCTAAAGTTAAATCAAGTATTACAGGCTTAGTAGGTGCAGTTTCCCATACCTCTACAGTAGTAGCTTGATAGGGTTTATTAAGAGTAACGCTACCTGTTGCGGTAGTTACAAGTATTTCACCACTAGATATGCCGTTTTCATCTGGAAGTAATATTATTAAACTGCGGCCCAGTTCATCTACCGTGCAGGTAAAATCAGTTCCCCTAATCGCTATATCTGCAGTGGGTGTAGACAGTCTAATGTTTTTCTTGTCTATTTTGCCTAATCTACTACTTACAAACCTAGCAGTACCACTGGCAAACTGCAACGCCATTTTGCCTTTTGAGGGGTCAGGATCGAATACGTACTCGGTAATAACTAACTTAGAATGTTCAGTTAATCGTACAACAGAGTTGTCCAGGAAAGTAATTCCTACACGACCCGTACTAGTACGGACATCGTCCATTTGTTGAATGCCAAAGTCTAATTCAGCCCCATAAGGTTTATCTCGTATTACTTCAGCAGAGCCGTTTAGCTCAGATATATCTCCAATATTAGCAGCTTGTGCTTGTACCGCCGTCGTTTTGAACAACGCACACAGTACCATTATTGCCACTAGACATAATTTTGAGCCAGTCTCTAGCCA